TTTGGAATGTCAGAATATACGAACTTCAAGGTGAACATGAAGAGCACCACTGGACTACTACACATGACAAGAGATCCAGTAACCAAAGCACAACTAGCCTCTTACCTGACACAGAACTGGGAGGATAAGATCGCTCCACTAGTTAATGCTGGGAGATGGGCTGACTTGGTATCCAAACATGACTTCATTGTTGCCTATATTAATGGTAACAGATGGCAGGAGGATAGTTTTTCTCTTGATGAGTCATCGGGGCTCATGCTGCCGAAACCTCGTTTTATCCAAAACTGGAGAGGTGAATCCCTTTATGCGGATAAAACCTTGGACTTCGAGCGATGGCCCTGGCTAGAGGGTCCAGCTAAGATGGTCGAGCGGAAGATTGGGGTACGCCCCTCTTCCGGGAGATCGCGAGCTATCTCAGCTGGGGCCGCTATGAGCAACATGATACTGCAACACTTGAATAATCAGATTGCAGAATTCATGTTTAACCGCTACGCTAAAGTATTTAAACGTAAGGATCCGAAGATCGAGATACTGGAGGCGATGTGCGACGCGAGGCCTAACACACTTCCTGGCTCAATATCCGGAGCTACAGTTAACGGGGTTTTATTCACTGACAACACCCAACACGACCAACTACTCCCGCCTTATCTCATTGATGGGATCATGAAAGCCCTAGAGTTGAATGGTGTGAGTGAAGCGTGTCTGAAAGTCGTGGATAGATATCTCACGCCGGTGATACTTTGTTTCTCTGATGAAAGAGGGAAAGCAGGGGCTAGATGGTCCGAAGACCCCTTTGGAGAGAAACTTAAGGCTACTAAGATCAATCCATCCGGCAACGGTTTAACTGATAAGCTTGCGAAATCCGGTGGGTTGGATTACGCAGCTACTTTCATACTGCGTACCTTAGCAGCTAACGAGGTGGTTGTCAGGAACTACGTGATGTCCATGAGCAAAGACGTTGGCCCTAAACTGCGTGAACATCTTGGACCGAGATTCCCTATGGTTGAGAAGTGGGGACTTGAGATAGATATTACGATAACTTGCCCGATAACAAAGAAGTCGTATGTAGCCTCATATGGCCAAGTACTTAATGCGTATTTTGGTTTGCTTACCCGTGATCCAAGATGCCCAGTGGTTCTTATGAATGCAGGTGATAACAATGCTTTTAGCCTGAGAGGCTTCAAAGAATTATCGTATGACGACGTGGTTAACCTCATTAAAGGTGCGTGTCTATCTAATACGTATTTCGATGTGTCAGAAACGTTTGAAGGCTGGATACTTCATCGCACGTCGACAGGGGCTGTGCTTCTTTGTCG